ATAACATGACACGAGCCTACAATAAGGCTACAGATACTGCCCTGATCGCAATTTTAACAGCAGGTGGCACACAAGCAACCGCACAAGCAGCAACATCAAACGGAATCATTGCTTACGTAGCAGCAGAAACACCTGCCGCTTACTTAGCAACTGGTGAGTTAGCATCTGCTTACATAGCAGGTACTTCACAATGGGGATTGCTAATCGGAGCTAAGGACACTTCAGATCGCCCAATCTACACAGCGCTGCAGCCAATGAACGCAGCAGGTACAGCTAGCCCACGATCACTACGTGGAAATGTGCTTGGACTTGATTTATATGTCGATCCAAACGCTGTGTCAACAACTATTGATGAGTCTGCATTTATTGTAGTTCCATCATCAGTATCAATTTACGAATCACCAATTCTACGACTATCTGTAAATCAGCCAGCATCTGGCGAAATTGAGACAGCACTTTACGGCTACATGGCCGCAGGTGTATTAGTCGCTGGTGGCGTTCGCCGCTTCAACCTAACCTAATAAGTTAGTTAATTTAATAATCCTCTGGGGTTTAGTAGCCCTAGCCCCAGGGGAGTTTTACAAGAGAGGACACTATGGCAGCCGTAATGGTTACAGAAGCCGAGTTACGAAGTAACTTAGGTATTGGCACTTTATACAGCAGTGCTACAGTGGAAGAATGCTGCCAATCGGCAGAAGATTTAGTCGGTGCTTATCTTTGGCACAACGATGCACCAGTTGTCGGCTCATCTATTAGCAACAACGTTGCAACTTTAGTATTAGCAAATCCAGGCATCTTCGTAACAGGTCAATCAATAACAGTAAGTAATTGTGGTGCAACATATAACGGCACATACACAATAACAGGATCATTTCCAGGTACTACAGTGCCAGCATCTATAGGCGTAGCATTTTGGACTACATACGCATTCAGTTCATACCCTAGCGGCTACAGCATTATTCAATACGCAAAGACAGCATCAGACGATCCATTCCATTTTATCAAACCATACGGCAGAGCACTTGGCCCAGAGCATAAATCACAAGCTTACACTGCGACCCCTGCCATACGAGAGGCTGCGATGATCGTAGCTGTTGACATCTGGCAAAGCCGTCAAGTTAGCCAGACTGGTGGGGTAGGTATGGATGGGATCACTGCAAGCCCATACAGAATGGGTTATCAGCTGATTAACAGAGTGCGTGGTCTCATCCAGCCGTATTCTAGTCCTAACTCACTGGTCGGCTAATGCCAGCTGCAATAACCACATTACGCAGCACACTTGCAACAGACTTAGCAAACGCAGGCGTGTGGTCAACCTTTAGTTTTCCACCAGCAACACTACTGGCTAATAGCGTAGTAGTTACACCTGGTGATCCTTACTTAACGCCTAGCAATAACGACTACATAACTATTGCACCATTAGCAAATTTTAAGATTCTTATGACTACACCAGCATTTGACAATCAAGGCAATCTCGCAGGCATGGAAAACTTTATATTAGCAGTAGTAACTAAACTAGCAGCATCAAGTCTAACGCTAAACATATCTACTATTTCAGCACCTGCTATAGTCAACGCAGCTAGTGGCGACTTGCTAGTATCTGAGATAACAGTATCAATCCTAACTGAGTGGAGTTAACATGAGCTATAAAGGATTTACAGAAGAAGAATATGACTTTCTGGTCAAGATAGGCCAGATTACCGACAAGCCAGCAGCGGTTAAAAAACCAGCGGCTAGAAAAGATGAGGACAACGAATAATGGCAATCTATTTAAGCAATGGCGTTGTTGTTACTCTGAACAGCGTGGATCTAAGCAATCACGTAACAGCCGTAACAATTAACCGTTCATTTGATGAATTAGAAGTAACAGCTATGGGCGATACTGCACATAAGTTTGCAAAGGGCCTAGAGGCTAGCACCATCACTATTGACTTCTTAAATGACACAGCTGCAAGCAACGTTAACGCAACGCTGCAAGCCGCATGGGGTACTACAGTGCCGCTAACACTGAAGCAGACTTCTGCAGTAATTAGCGCAACCAACCCAGAGTATCAAACCACAGTGCTTGTAAATAACACACAGGATGTAAACGGCGCAGTGGGCGACATAAGCACACAGTCAATTACATTTACCTGCCAAAGTGTTATCGTAGTAGATACCACAGCATAAGGAGTAATAATGGCAATGCTAAAGATTACAAGGGCTAATGGCGAAGTATCTGAACACAAGATTACGCCAGGAGTTGAGTACGCATTTGAATTACGAGAAAAAATGGGTATTAGTAAAGCCCTGCGGGATAGCGAAATGCAATCAACAATATATTGGTTGGCGTGGGAATGTTTACGCAGGGCTAACGTTACTGTACCTGTGTTTGGTATTGAGTTTATTGACAGCTTAGAAACTGTCGAGGTATTAGACGAAGAAAAAAAATAGTACAGCGTGATTCTACGCTCTATGCGATAGCCAGTTTATCTGTAGAGCTAGGGATCGCGCCTAGTGAGTTTATAAATATGGACTCAGAAATGTTAAGGGCTATTGTGCAGGTGTTAAGCGATAGAGCAAAGGAGATCAAAAATGCCAGTAGTCGTAAACGGCGTTAGAGAGTTCCTAAAAGCAATAGATCAATTAGATGATGACATGTATAAGAATGTCAAAGCACAACTGAAAACACCTATGCTAAAAGTAGCGGCATTAACTAAACAAGAGTTTCCAAACAATGCAGGCGTATTAAGTGGTTGGCTAAAACAAGCACCGGAAGTTGCAGGGCAGAAAAAACCTTTCCCTGCTTACGATCAAGGTCAAGCACAGGGTGGCATAAAATATAAACTAGGGCCTAATAAGAAAAACAATAAAGGCTATTCTGTTTTCAATTATGTAAGCAACGAAAACCGAGCAGGTATGGTATTTGAATGGGCAGGTAGAAAAAATAAACAAGGCACACCTGGTGGCGCATCACTAAATCCGAATGCAAGCGCAGAGTTTATTGCAGCCTTGCCACCATTAGTAGATGCAACACTTAAAGGATCTGTAGGCCGTAGAGGTCGTAGAAATACTGGTCGTGCGCTATACAAAGTTTGGGAAAAAGAGCAAGGCCCTATTTATGCAAACATAGAAAAAGCACTTAACGATGCAATCTTTGCTTACTATAAGAAATTACCTTTAGAGAAAAAAGGTCAAGTGTTGCAATTTTATAAAGAGCGATCAGATCGCGGATTTACAGGAGTATAACTGTGCCAACAATTGTAGCCTCGGTACTCAGCACCTTTGATAACAAAGGATTAAAAAAAGGCAAGAAAGAGATATCAGCCTTTGATAAAAACCTTAAAGCTTTAGGCAAAACTTCTGCCAAAGTATTTGGATCATTAGCCTTAGTAGCCTTTGGTAAAAGATCAGTCAACGCATTTATAGAATCAGAGAAGGCAGCAGCTAAATTACGCACCACAGTTAGCAACCTAGGTTTAGAGTTTGAGCAGCCAGGCATAGAGACCTATTTAAAAAATCTATCTCTACAATTTGGCATAGTAGATGAAAATTTAATTCCTGGCTTTCAGCGTCTATTAATAGTAACTAAAGATGTCGCACAGGCACAGAGTTTATTTGAGACTGCACTAAACGTATCAGCCGGCACTGGCAAGGATCTTACAGCTGTATCTACAAGCCTATCTAAAGCCTATATGGGTGATAACGTAGCATTAGGTAGATTAGGCGTAGGACTAAGTAAGGCACAATTAAAGTCAGCATCATTTTTAGAAGTACAGCGCACACTTAACGTTAACTTTGCAGGTCAGGCCGCAGCAGCTGTAGAAGGCTATGCAGGCAGTATGGCTAAATTAACTGTAGCCGTAGATGAATCTAAAGAAGCAATAGGCAAGGGCTTATTAGATGCTATAGCAGCACTATCTGGCAGTAACGACATAGATACATTTACAGTAAAGATGGTTAATGCAGCTGAGAAGATAGGCAACGCATTTAGGACTGTTGGCGATGTAATAGGATTACTAAACCCTAATGCAAGCGTTAAAGTAGGCGGCAAGTTTTTGCGTAAGTCTGATATGAACGCACCTAGATTATCACCAGCCACAAGCCGAGCAATTTTATTAAGGCAAGAAGTTACACAAATTAAGACCGGTGTGTCATTACGTAAGCAAGAAAATGATCTAATGAAGAAAAAGACTGCCGTAGATCAATTACGAGACAAGTTTGACCTAGAGCGCATAGGACTTACAGCTGCACTAAACTCTGCTACAGATGCAGAGACTAAATTAAGAATTAAGGCGCAACTTGCTATCTTAGATAATAACGAAGCTTTGGCTAAGAAGTTACTAGCAGAGATGAACGGCACAACAGCAACAGAAGAATTGACTAAACAATTTTATGCACTTAGTGAGGCTACTAAACAATTACTACTTAGCTTTGGAGTAAGTCCATCACAGATAGGCCCAGGCGGTACTATTATAGATGGCGCGGGTGGTCGTATGGGTAACCTTGCAGATGTTGCTATAAATAACCCTAGCTTTGGCTATAGTGCAGAATCTCGTGCGCTAGGTCTAGCCTTAGGATTTACGCCATCAATGAGTATGGCTAGCTCACCAGAAATAAAAATAACTATAGATGCAGGTGGCGATAAATAATCCTAGCTTTGGCTATAGTGCAGAATCTCGTGCGCTAGGTCTAGCCTTAGGATTTACGCCATCAATGAGTATGGCTAGCTCACCAGAAATAAAAATAACTATAGATGCAGGTGGCGATAAATTAAGCCAAGCCATAGCTGAAAGCATTCAAGTTGCAACACGTAACGGCTACAGCACAGTACCGGCAGGTCAGGGCTTTTAATGACTTTACCTGTAATAACTGCTTTAATTAACTTTAGCACTGGCCCAGGTTTTGCTCAGACAATGATCTTAGATTCAGGTTTATTAGACACTAATACTCTAGGTGATGCTACAGCTGTAATTGTAGATGTGTCAGATCAAATAAACAGAATAGAGACTAACCGAGGCCGTACTGCACTATCAGATCAATTTCAGACAGGCGCACTTACATTACGCATAGTAGATCAGAATGGCGACTTTAATCCGCAGAATGTAACAGGCCCGTATTACAATTTATTAACACCTATGAAGAAAGTGCAGATTAGTGCAACCTACTCATCAGTTACATATCCTATATTTCAGGGCTTTATTACAAGCTACGTAACTACATACCCAGATGAGTCTGGTGAAGATGTAGCAATAACAACAATACAAGCTGTAGATGCATTTAGGTTGGCTCAGTTAGCACAGATAAGCACAGTTACAGGTGCTACTGCAGGCGACTTATCAGGCACACGTGTCAATCAAATATTAGATCAAATAGGCTGGCCGTCTGGCATGCGTGATGTGGATGCAGGGCTTACTACTTTGCAGGCAGATCCCAGCACTAACCGCACAGCATTACAGGCGTTGACTACTGTAGAGCAATCCGAGTATGGATCTTTGTATGTAAATGCGTCTGGTAGTTTTGTTTTCCAAGACCGATCTGTTACAGCTGGATCTATTAGTGGCACACCCACAGTCTTTGCAGATAACGGCACAGGTATAGATTACTTTGATGCTACATGGATTCTTAACGATATATTGATATTTAACAAAGCCACTATTACAAGGTCAGGTGGCACAGCACAGGTAGCCTTAAATCAAGACAGCATAGACAAGTATTTTTTACACAGTTACTTTTTAGACAACCTACTTATGCAGACCGATGCCGTAGCCCTAGATTACGCACAGGCTTATGTGGCTAGTAGAGCTGAGACCAGCATACGAGTAGATGCCATAGTGCTTGACCTATACACAGACAATTACAATAGCGGCATTATTGCAGCCTTAGATTTAGACTTTTTTGATCCCATACAGGTAATTACTACACAGCCAGGTGGATCTACCCTAGAAAAAACATTACAGATTTTTGGTGTAAGAATGAACATAACACCGAATAGTTGGAAAACCACGTTCACGACATTAGAGCCGATCATAGACGCATTTATCCTAAATGATACGATTTATGGCACTTTAGACTATAATGTCCTAAGTTATTAAAGGAGAATATCATCGCTAAGCAATCGTTCACAACGGGGCAGGTACTGACCGCAGCCCAAATGACATCGCTACAACAAACTGCAATGCTAGGTGGTGCTGCCTCTGCTAAGACTGCAAGTTACACATTAGTAGCTGCCGATGCTGGTACAGCTATTTCTATGTCTAATGCAAGTGCAACAACCATAACTGTAAACACAGCGTTATTTGCAGCAGGTGACACAGTACAAATTACAAATCTAGGTGCTGGAGTATGCACAATTACAGCTGGTACAGCCACTGTTAATACATCCGCATCATTAGCATTAGCACAATATGAAAGCGGCACATTAGATTTTACTAGCACTTCAGCTGCTATTTTTGTCAAAGGTGCTGGTGGTGCAAGCGGTGGTATGACTTTGTTATCTACTACAAGTTTATCAGGTGCTACAACAACGATTAGCAGTATTTCACAAGATTACATAAGTTTAAAAATGTACATTACTGGAGTATCAAATGCTACTGCTGATGGCAATTTCCAAATTAGTCCCAATAGTTTGCCTGACTTAAACGCAGTTCGTTTAGAAGGTGATAACACATCAGTAGAAGGTTATGGTAATTCTGCATTAAGACTGAATTATCAAACCCTTCCAAGAGCAGATGCACAAAATGTTTGGGTAGTTACTTTTGATAATTACACATCGGCAACTAGATTTAAGCCATTTCAAGTAACAGGCTATTATGATACTGGTAATAATAGAAGAATTTTTGTAGCAGGAACTTGGTATCGCACAGCAGCATTAAGCTCATTAGTTTTTTCTAATTCAGGTGGCAATTTGTCTACTGGCACAGTCCTACTTTACGGAGTTAAATAATGACTAAACCAACTATAAGAATACACAATACAGAAACTAATGAAGTTATTGATAGAGAAATGAATGATGATGAGTTTGCTCAATATGAAGCTAATAAAGCTGCAGATTTAGTTGAGAAAGCAGAAGCCAAAGCAAAAGCGCAAGCCAAAGCAACTGCTGAAAGCAAACTTGCAGCACTTGGTTTAACTACTGATGACCTTCGGGCTTTAGGTCTATAACAACTAAATGAAGCCTTGGCTTTGTGCAGCTGGTACACAGTTAAGAGATCAGATTGATACCTGGTACCCAGATCGTCGCTCTACCTCTGATGGGTGGTTGGGTGATGCTCGTCATTCCGCCACAAAATCGGATCATAATCCAGATGCAGACGGGTGTGTACGAGCCATTGATGTGGATTCTCGCTTGGATTCATCCGAAGGGCTCTCAGTATATTTGGCTGACCAGATCAGAAT